CCTGATCCTATTGATGCCAATCCTGGAGATGACTTTGGATTCAGTGAAACCATAGAAATGTTTAGTGATAGTAAGTCATTTAATCCCGCTTCAGGAACTGATTCATAATTAATACCATGCCTAAATCATTCGATAAAATTAGTGATTCTTTGAATACTGAAACTGATATTATAGATATCACTCCCAAGGAATCTGAAATTATTCCAGTTGTTTCTGATGAAAGAATTGAACAGTCTAAAAAAGACTATGAATATACAAGAGGGAATCTTTATTCTTTAATTGAAAAAGGTCAAGAAAGTTTAAACGGAATTATGGAATTAGCTCAGGAGTCAGATTCTCCTAGAGCATATGAAGTTGCTGGACAGATTATAAAAAGTGTTGCAGATACAACTGATAAACTTATAGATCTGCAGAAAAAAATGAAGGAACTAAATAAAGATGAGGACTCTGGTCCAAAATCTATTACAAATAATTCATTATTTGTAGGATCTACGGCAGAGTTAGCAAAATTTCTTAAGAGTCAGAAATGAATAGGTTTTTCAAAGAAGAAATACCGAATATGTCTGTAGGTGATGGTGGTTATTCCTCAGGGGGTGCATCACTTTCTCAAGCTGGTTTTGACTCTAAACTATGGAATTATGCTGTCGATCAAGATTTTCAAACACCTGATGAATCTGGATTAAATAAATGGAGATTTTCCAACGTATATCCAGTCTCAAGATTGTCAATGAAAAATGTTGATAACATGGTCAAATCTTCTAATAGATTTGTAAAAATAATGGATGAAAGGAATCGGGAGCAAGTAATGAACAATTTACAAAGCGGTCTTTCTGAGGAAACTGCCAAATGTAAAACTGGTTATTACTATTGCTTTACAGATAAAAAATGTAAGAAGATTCCTATGGGTCTTTACGTTGGTCGCGGTGGTTATCTTTCAAAAGATAATGACGACAGTGAAAATAAAAAGAAAAATGGGAATGGTAATGGCAACGTTTCTAATGGTAATGGTTCCAATGGTAATGGTGGTGCTGTAAGTGAAGAAGGGCTACGTGATTGGTTTGGTAAATCTAAATCAAAAGGTGGCAAAGGTGGATGGGTTAATGTTGTAACAGGTGGAACCTGTGCAAGTGACAAACCTCGGGAAGGAACTCCTAAGTGTGTTTCCTCAGAAAAAAGATCAAGTATGACTAAATCAGAAAGACTTTCTGCCCAAAAAAGAAAGAAAGCAGCAGATCCTGGCCAACAACAAAAATCTGGTGCAGCAAAACCAACTTACGTTCCTACTGACAAAAAGAAAATGAAGGAAGAAAAACTACTATCAGTTTCAGAAGCAAAAGATAAAAAAAGTAAAGGTAGTGGAACAAAAGACGCTTGTTATCATAAGGTCAAGTCTCGTTATTCTGTATGGCCCTCTGCTTATGCTTCTGGTGCTTTGGTAAAGTGTCGTAAGGCTGGTGCTGCTAACTGGGGTAATAGCACAAAAGAAGAAACAGAGATTGGTGAAGCATGTTGGAAAGGTTATGAGAAGAAAGGCATGAAGACTATGTTTGGAAAAAGATATCCAAACTGTGTCAAGAAAACTAAGAAAGAAGATGTAAATCTTAGTGATAATCTCAATCTACATGTAGAGGGTATGGGAAATGTTCGCTATTGCCCTCAGTGTGAAAAGAATGAGACTAGAGAAGAGTGTTCATATGGACCAAAAAACTGGGATATGAATTCAAGTCCTGTTGCTCTTGGATCAAATACATTTGATATTTCTTCTGTTACTCCATCAAATGAAGAGTATGTTGAAGAAAAATATGAAAGAATTCAAAAAATGGGAAGAACTTATACAATGTTTTTTACCTTTAGAGGTCAGTATAAGTCACTTCAATTTTTCTTCCCAACATCAAAGAGACCTTCTAGAGAAGATGTATTAATTCAACTCAGAAAAATTTTTCCTGAAGCTGTATTGGTAAATTTCTTTGAAAGAGATCGTATTGAAAGTGAACCGCTTGTAACTGTAGAAGGTGTTAAAAGTTTTGGAAATTTCATGACAGAAGGTGCAGCATGGACTAAGAAGTCTGGTAAGAACAAAGAAGGTGGTCTCAATGAAAAAGGACGTAAGTCTTATGAAAAAGAGAACCCTGGTTCTGATCTGAAAGCACCTTCTAAGGAAGTAGGTAACAAGAGAAGAGCATCATTCTGTGCAAGGATGAAAGGAATGCGTAAGAGACAAAAACCTTCCAATAACACAGGCGATGATCGTCTGTCAAAATCACTAAGAGCCTGGAATTGCTGATGAAAAACTTTAAACAATTCATGTCAGAGTCAGTCAATATCTCTGGCGACTTCAACGGAAACCTATACATCAACTCTCAAGATCAACAATCTCAAGAGGAAGTTGGTGAGAGTTATGTTGCCGATATCACTTGGCAAAATAGCATATATAGAATTGAGATGGTAACAAAGACTGGAATACCATCAAAGCAAGAATTGGCTGAAAAACTTCAGAGTGAATATCCTGGTGCAATGGTACATAACATCTATCCAGTAGAAGAAAAGAACTTTAATATTAAAAACGCAAAAAGATACCACCCTTCAAAACTGGAATGGATTGACTGATTATGGCACAGTGGAATAAGACTACTCAAGACTTCTTGAATCAAGAGAGAAGTCTCTTTGAGGTTTATAATATCGCAGATCACTGGGGAAACCAGACAGACTGGAGACCTCAGTTTTCTAATAATAATAGATTAAAGGTTTCTCCATATCAAACAGTCTTCTTCAATACCTTTCAGTACGGCAAAGAAACTGATGTATGGGATGAAAGATTAGTCGGAGTCGGTGCAACTGCTACCTTTAATGCATCATCCAGTAATGTAGTAATGGAGGTTGGTTCTGCTGCTGGTAGTAGTGTAGTTCGTCAGACCAAGAATGTAATGAGATACATTCCTGGTAGATCAACTACTCTTACATTTTCAATTCGTCTTGATACTCCGCAAGTTGGTATTCGTAGAAGGTTTGGATTGTTTGACGAGAATAATGGAGCTTATTTTGAGGATGATGGTGGAACTTATTCTTATGTAATTCGTAGTAATACGACAGGTATTGTTAGTGAAAGAAGAGTATACAGAGACGATTGGAACGGTGAGAAGTTTGATGGTAATGGATATACTGGTGTAACTGCTGATCCAACAAAACAGCAGTTGATTTCCATCAACTATGAGTGGTATGGTTCTGGTCTTGTAGAGTTTGCATGGTTAATGAAAAATGAGACAATTCCGTCTCATACATTTGAGAACTCAAATACTTTCGATACTGTTTGGTGTTCTACTCCATTCTTACCCATTCGTGTTCAGATTGAAAATGTAACTGGTGTTGCTGGAACTCATTACATATATCAGGGTTCTAATTCTCTGATTCAAGAAGGTGAACCAGAGAAACTTGGTATTCTTGAAAGTATTTCTAATCCAATTACTGGTACTACGATGTCAGCAGCAAATACTTTTTATCCAGTTGTAAGTTTAAGATTGAAAGATAGTCAGTTAGCTGCTGTTGCTCTGATTAGATCTCTACAAGCAGCAACGAATGATAATACTAATATCTATTGGAGATTAATTGAGAACCCAACTCTAACTGGCGCAAGTTGGACAGATGATCCAGATCCAAACTCCTTTATGCAGTATGACACAAGTGCTACTGCCATGACTGATGGAAATATTATCTTGAGTGGATTTACAATTTCTGGTGGATCGGCTCTAACTAATATTGATGAAAAAGCACAACTACAAATTGGTAGAAGTGGTATTGGTACTATAAGTGATATCTACACTCTTGCTTGTGCATCACCTAATACTAATAAAAAAGCACTTGGCATATTGAACTGGATTGAACAAAGGTAATTAATTATGAGTGAAAGCATTTATCTTGGTAATCCTAATCTAAAAAAAGCAAATACAAAGATTCAATTTTCTGAAGATGATATTCGGGAATTCTTGAAGTGTAAAAAAGATCCTGTATACTTTGCTAAAAATTATATTAAGATCGTTTCTCTAGACGAAGGGCTTGTACCATTTAAGATGTACAAGTTCCAAGAGAAACTTGTAAAAAACTTCCATAAGAATAGATTCAACATCTGTAAGATGCCACGTCAGACTGGTAAGTCTACAACATGCGTGTCTTATCTACTTCATTATGCCGTCTTTAATGATAATGTTAATATTGCCATCTTAGCAAACAAAGCAGCTACTGCAAAAGATCTTCTTGGAAGGTTGCAACTTGCATATGAAAATTTACCAAAGTGGATGCAACAGGGTATTGTTTCTTGGAATAAACAATCATTAGAATTGGAGAATGGATCTAAAATCATAGCTGCATCTACATCTGCATCTGCTGTTCGTGGTGGTTCTTATAATATTATCTTTCTTGATGAGTTTGCTTTCATTCCAAATCACATTGCTGATCAATTCTTTGCCTCTGTTTATCCCACTATCTCGTCTGGTAAAAACACCAAGGTAATTATTGTTTCAACACCACATGGTATGAATCACTTCTACCGAATGTGGCATGATGCAGAAAGAAGTAAAAATGAATATATACCAACTGCAGTACACTGGTCTGAAGTTCCTGGAAGGAACGCTAAGTGGAAAGCTCAAACTATTTCCAACACATCAGAGCAACAGTTTAAAGTTGAGTTTGAATGCGAGTTCTTAGGATCTGTTGATACTCTTATTGATGTAACTAAACTAAAGAATTTAGTATATGATGATCCAGTAAAAAGAAATAAAGGATTAGACATTTATCAAGATCCTATAAAGGATCATAATTATATGATGACGGTTGACGTTGCTAGAGGAGTAGAACGTGACTATTCAGCTTTCATTGTATATGATATAACACAATTTCCATATAGGATAGTTGCAAAATATAGAAATAATGAAATAAAACCGATGGTATTTCCAAGTATCATCAAACAAGTTGCAGACGGATATAATCAATCATATGTTTTAGTTGAAGTCAACGATATTGGTGATCAAGTTGCATCTATTCTTTATTTTGATCTTGAATATGAAAATTTGCTAATGTGTTCTATGAGAGGTAGAGCAGGGCAAGTAGTTGGATCTGGATTTTCTGGCAAAAAATCTCAATTGGGTGTCAGAATGACATCAGCAGTAAAAAAATTGGGATGTTCTAATTTAAAAACTTTATTGGAAGATGATAAACTCATAACAAATGATTATGATATTATTTCTGAACTAACTACGTTTGTTCAAAAGAGACAATCATTTGAAGCTGAAGAAGGATGTAATGATGATCTAGCGATGTGTTTAGTCATATTCTCATGGTTAGTTGCACAAGATTATTTCAAAGAAATGACTGATAATGATGTTCGTAAAAGAATTTATGAAGAGCAAAAAAATCAAATCGATCAAGATATGGCTCCGTTTGGTTTTATCTCTGATGGTCTAGATGCTGTAAGTGAAGTTGATAATGATGGAGATAGATGGTTTGCCGATGAATATGGTGATAGATCATATATGTGGGATTATAAGTAGTGGATATTGAAGACTCATTTGAGTTAGAACATCTTCTTTTCAATGAAAGGCAATGTAGATCTTGCTACCAAACAAAAAATTTATTAACTGATTTTTATCTTACTAGAAAAGATAGAGGATCTTTTCCATCGGCATATTCATACGAATGTAAAGAATGCACTATAAAAAGAATTCAAAAATCTCGAAATAAAAACAAACTTTCAAAAAACGAATATCCAGACTGGTAGTATGTTCATGCATTGTTTCCCCATGATAGAGGTACTTTTTAATAAATAACTTTAGATTAATATCGGACACCAAAAGGAGACATCAATGGCGCTAAATTTAGCATCTCCTGGTATTGTTGTAAGAGAGGTAGATCTTACTTTAGGAAGAGTAGATCCCGTATCTGATAAAGTTGCTGCTCTTGCAGCACCTTTTGCACAAGGACCAGTAGAAGTTCCAACCCTAATCCAGAATGAATCCGATTTGCTAGCTAACTTTGGCAAATCATATGATGCTGACAGGCATTATGAAAACTGGATGGTCGCATCTTCATATCTCGCATATGGCGGATCACTAAGGGTCATCAGAGTAGATGACGCAGATATGAAGAACTCTTTCTTCGGATCTGGTACTGCACCAAAAATTAAAAGTTTAGATCATTATAATGATCTAGGTTACGAAGATAATATTATTCCTGGAATTACTTTCGCATCTAGAAATCCTGGATCATGGGGTAATGGTTTAAAAGTTGCAATTATTGACTCAGCAGCTGACCAAAGACTTAGTGGAATCGCACTAACTGGCATTACAGTTGGCATGGGCGTAAGTCAAGTTGTCCCTGCTGGAACTGTTGTTCCTGGAGCTGGATCAACTTCTGTGTTGGATGGTGCATTTAAAGGAATTGTAACTAAAGTAGGCGCAGACTTTGTTGATGTTAAATTTGTTCAGCATGAGAGTGCTGCTGGAGTAACAACACAAGTCGATTATCAAGAAAACGGAATTTATAGATTCACTGGTGATGTAAGAATTATTAATTCTTCTGGTGAAGGTGTAACTGGTGGCAATGAAATTTCCTCAACATTAGCATCAGTTGGTCTTTCAACTGGAGTTACTTCTATTCCCCTTGCAATCAATCCAACAACATCAGATATTGTTGCAAGTGATCTTCTTTCTATTCCTCACCTTGGATATGGTCTAACAGTTACTGGAGTTGGAACAACTGCCGTAACAATTAGTTCTTTTGCTGGATTCAGCACATCTGTTGCTGGTCCTGCTAGTGGAACTCTTCCTGTTGGTACTGGAGTAACAGTAGCACGTTCTGTTAGATCTAATTCAGCTTCTGATTGGTTTGATCAGCAAAAGATTAGTTATACTGGTGGAGAAATTTTCTGGAATCAAATTTCTGATCGTCCAGGAACTTCAGAATATGCTGAAAATAGAAATTCTAGATTTGATGAACTTCATCTAGTTGTCATTGACGACGATGGATCACAATCAGGTAATCCTGGAACTATTCTTGAGAAGCATCTCAGTCTATCTAAAGCAAATGATGCTCAGTTTGAAAGCGGATCCGCATCTTACTATAGATCATATGTTGCTAGTGGTTCTGGTTACTTCTTCGCTGGTGGACAACCTGATGGAGCTGTAGCAAGTGACTTTAAACTTGCAACTGGGCAAGGATTTACTGCAGTAACAGACATTGCATGGGACCAAAACGCTTCTGGAATTTCTTTCGCAGGATTCGGTAACACTACTGCTGCTCTAGCAGGTGGTCTAAACTACAACGGAACAAGTGGTCTATCAACCACAACTTCACTTGCAGCAGATATCTCAAGTATTGCTGCTGGATATGACCTTCTAAGCAACCCTGATGAGTACACTGTAGACTTCATCCTTCAAGGATCTGGAAACTACACTAAAGAACAATCTCAGGCAATTGGTCTAAAAGTCATCGAAGTTGCAGAGAAGAGAAAGGATGCTGTTGCATTCCTATCACCACACAGAGCTGCCCTATTCAATGATAGTGCAACTGAAGCGGTTGTAAGACCTGTTGATACAATTACCGATAACGTAATTGGTCACTTTACACCAATCACTTCATCCTCATTTGCAGTGTTTGATAGTGGTTATAAGTACATGTATGACAGATTCTCTGACAAATTCCGTTATATCCCACTAAATGGAGATACTGCTGGAACTTGTGCAAGAACTGATATCAATGATTTCCCTTGGTTCTCACCCGCAGGAACAGAAAGAGGAGCTATCCTAAACGCTGTCAAACTTCCTTATAATCCAGGTAAGGTTCAGAGAGATCGTCTCTATAGCAATAGAATTAATCCCATAACCTTTATTCCTGGTTCTGGTATTGTTCTATTCGGAGATAAGACTGGATTCGCTAAAGCTTCTGCTTTCGATAGAATCAACGTTCGTAGATTGTTTATCTTCCTAGAAAAAGCAATCTCCTCTGTAGCAAGAGATCAA